GTTAGGGTGCTTTTTTATACCCAAAAATAGGAGTAAAAAATGGTTAACACATATTAAAGGGTTTAAAAATCTTTTCAAGGATTAACACCTCCCATCGATGGGGTTATCATTCGATTACAAATTGAAAGGAAAAATGTTATGGTCGAAAAAGAAAAACAGCTTGGCAATCAAGATCCTACTCAATCGGTAATTCTTCCGATGCACTATTGAATATGATCCAAAGACTGGCAGAGGACAAAATTCATGGTAAAAGAAGCGGTACCGGTCAGATCGTTCTGAACTTGAACGGCGTCGCAAAATGAATATTGATATTAAGGATAACAACAGGAAAAGCGATATTCTGGAATACAGGAAAATCGTTGATGTTTTAGGGGTAGAAAAATCACCCATTTCGTTGGCTAAATTTCAAGATTTGAAGTATAATGATGTTGAAAAGTATGAGAAATTAGTAGATAAAACATTTATTCAAAATAAATTCAACACCGGCAAGTGGTTAGATAAAGTTAATCCTGAAAAGCAAGCACGGCATATTCAATCAACGGCAGAAAAAGGCAAGAGCTATTTCTTTGACGATGTAGATGTTGAAGCTTTGTATGATAAATACAAGCAAACATCTAAGTTCAGGCGCACTAGAAAAGGTCGCAATGAAGAAAATTATGAAATTATTAACCTACCAGATAATTTAAAACTTGGTAAAGATGCTTACACAGGCGAGTACATCAATGGTTTTACCATTCACTACAGTAAAACTGGTTCACATATTATTCCTACCTATCACAGAAAGGAAAGATAAAGATGAATCTTGAAACATATCACATGAAAAAGATTGCGTTAACTGATGTTGATGGCGATGTCTTTGTTGGAACTTCATATTTTTGTGATAAAGAAGACTATGATGCTGACGAAGACGGCCTAGAGATGGTAGTTAACGGTGATGTTATTATATTTTATCAATCTGATATAAAATCAATTGAAGTTATATAGCACTTGTAAAAGTGCTTTTTTTATACCCGAAATAGGTAGGGGAATAAAATGATTAACATCTCCCAGCGATAGGGTTATCATGCGATTACAGATTGAAAGGAAAAATGTTATGGTCGAAAAAGAAAAACGGCTTGGCAATCAGGATCCTACTCAATCGGTAATTCTTCCATTTTCTAAATCCTTATCTGATGAAGCGATTGCGATTTACGAAAAAACTGGTCTGCAGAGTTATCCTTGGCAAAAAAATCTTGTCAAAGACATTATGGCGGTCGATGATGATGGCTTATGGGTTCACCAAAAGTTTGGCTACTCTATTCCACGTCGTAACGGTAAAACGGAAATCATATATATCCTTGAACTTTGGGGATTGCATCACGGATTGAACATGCTGCACACGGCTCATCGTATCAGCACTTCCCACTCTTCTTTTGAAAAGGTTAAGAAATATCTTGAAAAGATGGGGCTGACTGATGGCGAGGATTTTAATTCGATACGAGCCAAAGGGCAAGAACGCATCGAATTGTGCGAAACAGGCGGAGTGGTCCAATTCCGCACCAGAACTTCTAACGGTGGTCTTGGTGAAGGTTTTGATTTGCTGATCATCGACGAAGCTCAGGAATACACCACGGAGCAAGAATCGGCGCTCAAGTACACTGTTACCGACAGTGAAAATCCGATGACCGTGATGTGTGGTACACCGCCCACGCCCGTTTCAAGCGGTACCGTGTTCACGAAATACCGTGAAACTTGTCTTTTTGGCAAAGCCAAATATTCAGGCTGGGCAGAGTGGTCAGTGTCTGAAGAAAAGGAAATCGACGACATCGATGCATGGTATAACTCTAATCCGTCACTCGGGTTCCATTTGACTGAACGTAAAATCGAAGCTGAGCTTGGCGAAGACAAGCTTGATCACAACGTTCAACGCTTGGGCTTTTGGCCATCGTACAATCAGAAATCTGCAATTGCAGCAACTGAATGGGATGTGCTAAAAGTTGACAGTTTGCCAGCCTTCCAAGGTAAACTTTTTGCCGGTGTTAAATTTGGTCAAGATGGGGCAAACGCTGCGTTGAGTATTGCGGTACATACCGCAGACAAGCGAGTTTTTGTCGAAACCATCGACTGTCAGTCTGTTAGGAATGGCAATCAATGGATCGTTAATTTTTTGAAATCCGCTGATGTGGAACAAATTGTTATTGATGGGGCTAGTCGTCAGAAGATTCTGGCCGACGAACTCAAGGACTATCATGTCAAAAACGTAGTACTGCCGACTGTCAAGGAAATCATCATGGCCAATTCGATGTGGGAACAGGCGATTTATCAGAAAACGTTGTGCCATGCGGGGCAGGCTTCGCTCAGAAAGGTTGCGACAAACTGTGACAAGCGTAACATCGGGTCAAGCGGCGGTTTTGGTTATCGATCGCAATTTGATGATATGGATATTAGTTTGATGGATAGCGCTCTGCTTGCGCACTGGGCTTGCGCAACACTCAAGCCTAAGAAAAAGCAGAAAATAAGCTATTAAATGCACCTAAATGGTGCTTTTTTTATGCTCAAAAATTACCGAACGCACGGGAAATGCGGAGAAAGGAGACATTTTGAATGTCAGAATTTAAAACAATCGAAACGCAAGAAGAACTGGATCGCATTGTAAAAGAGCGTTTAGCTCGTCAAAAAGAAAAATATGCTGATTACGATGCATTGAAATCGCGCGTGAAGGAATTGGAAGATGAAAACGCAGAACTGCATACTGCTGCTGATGTTTCTGCTAAAGATAAAACCGCACAGGAAAACCAAATTGCCGAATTGCAATCTAAAATTTCCGATTATGAAACGGAAAAGACAAGGACACGCGTGGCTCTGCAATATGGTTTGCCCCTCGACTTGGCCAGTCGTTTGCGCGGAGACGATGAAGAAGCATTGAAACAGGATGCGGAAAATTTGGCGGGGCTCATGCACGCAAACGGGCCAAAAGCTCCGCTTAAGTCAACGGAGCCGACAGTAACTGATGATAAAGGCTGGGTGCAGATGACGCGCCAGCTTACAGAACGTTAATTTAAAAGGAGATTGATATTATGGTTGATACATTAAAAGGCGGCACAACATTTTCGCCGGAGCTTGTTACAGAATTGATGTCGAAGGTCAAGGGCTATTCAACCCTTGCCAAGCTGAGCGCTCAAACGCCGATCCCATTCAACGGTTCACAACAGTTTGTTTTTAATTTGGAAGGCAACGCGCAGATCGTTGGCGAAGGCGAAACGAAGAAACCGGGCAAGGCAACTCTTGAATCGAAGGTTATTCGCCCGACGAAGTTTGTCTATCAAGCACGTATTTCAGATGAATTTAAGTATTGTTCAGAAGAAAAGCAGATTGATTACCTTCAGGCATTCAGCGATGGCTTTGCCAAAAAGATTGCGGTTGCTTTTGATTTGGCAGCAATCCATGGCCTTGAGCCTAAATCACTCACTGATGCTTCATTTAAGGCGACAAATTCTCTTGACGGTTTGGTGACGGGCGTTGATTTTGACGCTAAGAAACAGCTTGATGACCAGATTGACGCAATCGTTCAAACAGTTGTTGCAAATGACTATGATGTTACGGGTCTCGCGCTTTCTCCGGCCGCAGGTCAAGCTTTGGCACAGATCAAGGTCAACGGTGTAGTGCAATATCCGGAATTCCGCTTTGGTCAAAATCCTAACGCATTTTATGGTATGACGTCCGACGTCAACAAGACGCTTGCAACAAAAGGCGCTACTTCCGAAGATGATTATGTCATCGCGGGCGACTTCCAAAATGCCTTCAAATGGGGCTATTCAGAAGAAATCCCGCTTGAAGTTATCGAGTATGGCGATCCTGATCAGACGGGCCGTGATTTGAAAGCAAACAATGAAATCCTTCTTCGTGCAGAATCGTTTATCGGTTGGGGCGTGCTTGACGCTAACGCGTTTGCACGTATCAAAGCGCCAGCAGCTTAGTCACTATAGATTAGTTTAGGGGGTGGTAGGGTGGCAAACTTCGCAACCATCGAAGATGTTGAAAAATTATGGCGTGTATTAAAGCCGACTGAACGTGAACGGGCGCAGAATTTGTTGGAAACAGTGTCCGATTCTTTGCGCGTCGAGGCGAACAAAGTCGGCAAGGATTTAGATGCAATGGTCGCCGAAAGCGTATCATATGCTAACGTTGCTAAATCGGTAACGGTCGACGTGGTAGCCAGAACACTGATGACTGCAACTGATCAGGAACCGATGACGCAGGTAACTGAAAGTGCGCTTGGGTATTCGTACAGCGGCTCTTTTTTGGTCCCGGGTGGCGGTTTGTTTATTAAAGACAGTGAACTTAGACGCTTAGGCTTAAAAAGGCAACGATACGGGGTGATGAATTTATATGACGAGTAGACTGCACGGAATCACGGTTATACTTGTTGATGAAATGAACACAGGTGAAGATCCGTTTGGTCAACCGGTTGTTGAAAAAACCGAAATTCCGATTGAAAACGTGCTGGTCGCACCGGCATCGACGGATGATGTTACCGCAGAGCTGAGTTTGACCGGCAAGAAAATCGTATATGAGTTGGCGATCCCCAAGGGCGATATCCATGACTGGACTAATAAAACAGTCAAATTTTTTGGCAAAAAGTGGAAAACGGTCGGAATTCCGCAAGAAGGCATTGAGGACCTGATACCGCTTGACTGGAACAGAAAGGTGATGGTAGAGCGCTATGAGTAATTCTAAATTTGTTCTAAACCGTGCCGGAGTGGCAGAGCTGATGAAATCAGCAGAAATGCAAGCAATCCTGAAGGATAAAGCAACCGCAATCCGCAACCAATGCGGAGATGGCTATGAACAGGACATTTATGTTGGTAAAAATCGTGCAAATGCGATGGTTTCTGCCGAAACCATCAAAGCCAAGCGTAGCAATGCCAAGCACAATACGCTATTGAAGGCGGTGAATGCTGCACATGATTGAGTTGATTCTAAAACGATATCTGGATAATGCGCTAGATGTCCCCGTTTTGTTTGAGCATAAGACAGGTACGGATGTACCGTTTGTCATCGTTGAAAAGACGGGTGGCAGCAGTGATAACCACCTGCAGAAGGCAACTATCGCTATCCAGTCATATGCCGCATCATTGTATAATGCGGCATTGCTGAACGATAAGGTTACGCAGGCAATGGACAAATTCGATGAAATCGAAAATGTCGCTGGCGTACATTTAAACAGTAGCTATAATTACACTGATACAGAAACAAAGAATTACCGCTATCAAGCGGTTTTCGATATCAATTATTTACAGGAGGTATAAACATGACAAGTCAAACTAAATACGTTACGTCTGCTAAGCCAAAAGTGGGCGGCAGTATCTATAGCGCACCAATCGGTACGACATTGCCGACTGACGCAACCACCGCACTTAATGTGGCATTTAAATGTCTCGGATACGTGTCTGACGACGGCATTCAGAACTCGGATGAACGCAAAACTAGTGACATCAAGAGCTGGGGCGGCGATATCGTTAACTCGGTCCAAACAGAAAAAACAGACACTTTTAAATATACGCTGATCGAAGCGTTGAACGTTGACGTTCTCAAAGAAATTTACGGCGATTCTAATGTAACTGGCGACCTCGATACAGGCATCACGGTCAAATCTAATTCAACAGAACTCGATGAACACGTGATCGTAATCGAAATGGTATTACGCAACAACGTGCTTAAACGTATCATTCTTCCGTCTGCAAAGGTTACGGACGTTGGTGAAATCAAATATAAGGACGGAGATAACGTTGGTTACGAAACTACCGTTACCTGTTTCCCGGACGACAACTCGAATACGCACTATGAATACATTGTTAAGCCTAAAACGGCAGTTTCGGGAGGCGGTCACTAATGCTGAAGGGTAAAACCAAGACTGGTTTTCAGTATGAATTCGATGAAAAAATCTTGAAAAACTATGAATTGGTCGAGTTGCTGGCAGAGGTTGACGATGACCCGCTTGTCTTGCCTAAAATCTTTAAGATGTTACTAGGCAATCGAGTTGAGGAACTTAAAGATCATGTCAGAGATTCAGACGGAGTTGTTGATATTGAAAAGATGCTGATCGAATTTCAAGATATTTTCTCAACTCAAGCTGAACTAAAAAAATAGTTTTCCTTGCCGCCGCAATCGGCGCCGATGAAGATGCTTTGATATGCGACCTGGCCGAAACATACGGCATCTACAATTACAGACAGCTACCTGCAGACCGGGTAGCTGTTTTTGTGTATGGGCTGAGGGATGATTCTAGGATAAAAATGGCAATGGCTGATACAACGTTGCCGTTAAACACGTTGCTACAGGCTGGCATACTTGACAGGCTGAGCATTCTCATTTGGCAAAAAACGGAGGATGCGCAAACCGGCAAGAACAGGCCAACGAGCATAGTAGATTTGCTGATGGGTAACGCACAAGAATCTGAAACCGAAAATGTATCGTTCGCGAGCGGCAAGGAGTTTGAAGAAACACGCAACAGAATCCTGAAAGGGGTGGTAGACAATGGCGACTGAGTTGGGCAAAGCGTATGTGCAAATCGTACCATCTGCACGGGGCATCAGTGATGGGATTGCTAAAGCTGTTGTCCCGGAATCAGCAAAAGCTGGTCATACAGCCGGCGTTAGTTTAGGCTCAAAGTTGGCTAAAGCCGCTTCCGCAGCAATTGCCGCGGCTGGCATTGGAAAAGCCATCGCCGCGTCAATTAGCGAAGGCGGCAAACTGCAACAATCGATTGGCGGTGTCGAAACGCTGTTCAAGTCATCTGCCGGCACGGTAAAAAAATATGCACAAGAGGCATACCGCACAACGGGCGTGTCCGCTAATACGTATATGGAAAACGTAACCAGTTTTGCGGCGTCCCTTGTGTCGTCGTGCGGTGGTAACACGAAAAAGGCCGCAAAACTGGCCAATACCGCAATGACTGACATGGGCGATAATGCCAATAAAATGGGCACTGACATGGAACTAGTTCAGGAAACGTATCAATCTCTTGCCCGTGGCAACTATGAAATGCTGGACAACTTGAAACTCGGCTACGGTGGTACTAAATCCGAAATGGAACGACTGATGAAGGACGCTGAAAAGCTGACGGGGGAACACTACACTGTCGGCGATTTTGGCGATACTGTCAAGGCAATCCATGCGGTTCAGGAACATCTTAAGATTACGGGTACAACGGCCAAGGAAGCATCAACTACGCTTCAGGGGTCGTTCAACTCGATGAAGGCTTCGTTTCAGGATGTTCTTGGCAATCTATCCGACGGCGAGTTAGACATAACTCCATCGCTGAACGCGCTGGCGACAACCACGTCTAACTTCCTGTTTAACAATTTCTTGCCGATGGTCGGCAGAATTTTTAAGAATCTGCCCGGTGCGATAGGAACGTTTATCCAGGCGGCCGCTCCCAATGTTAAAAAAGGCATTCAAGGACTGTTTTCAAATCTCGGCATTAAAATCGATTTTTCAAGCATTACGTCGAGTTTTTCAAAAATCACATCGGCGATTCAGCCAGTTGTCAACACGATTAAGAACAGTTTCTCGCATTTGAATTTTAGCGGGTTGCAGTCACTCGCCAATGCGATTCTGCCGGCGGTTTCGGCCGGTTTTTCTTCATTTGTTTCAGTCGCGGGTCCCGCTGTCAGCGGCGTGGTCAAATCGTTTGCGTCACTGTGGAATGCGGCTCAACCACTAGTCAGCGTGATTGCTGGTGCGCTTAAACCGGCATTCCAGGTTTTAGGCGCATTCTTGGGCGGTGTGTTCAAGGGCGTTTTGAGTACGATTAAATTTGCTTTTGATGCGCTCAAGGTTGTTATTCAGGTCATCACACCGATTGTGAAAGTGATTGTCAGTGTGTTCAAAGCATTTTCGCCAGTTATTACAGCATTGGCAAGTTTTATTGGAGAACTGATCGGAACTTTCGGCAGTCTCGGCAAAGCCGGAAGCGTGATGAAGTCGCTCGTCAGCGGAGCGTGGAACGGCATTAAATCGGCTGTTTCGATTGCCGGCGGTGGCATAAAAGGTGTAGTCAACGCTGTCAAGTCTGCCTGGAACGCGCTGGGCAGAGTAGGGTCGTGGCTTAAAAATGCAGTATCCGGAGCATGGCATGGACTGGGCAGTGCAGTATCTAGCGTGTCAGGCGGCATCAGGGGCGCGGTTAACGGCGCTAAAAATGCATTTAGTGCATTTGGGCATGGCGTGTCTAGCATTTCCGGCGGAGTTCGCAACGTTCTTGGCGGCGTGAAGAGTGCATTCAATGGTTTGAGAAACATATCTTTATCAGGAGCAGGCCGTGCTATCATGAACGGTTTCCTTGGCGGCCTGAAATCCGCTTGGGGCAGCGTCAAGCACTTTGTGAGAGGCATTGCGGGTTGGATCAAGAAGCATAAAGGTCCTATCAGTTACGATAAGAAACTGCTGATCCCGGCCGGCAATGCGATCATGTCTGGTTTGAATGGCGGGTTGGTTTCCGGTTTCGAAAACGTCAAATCAACCGTGCTGGGCATGGGCAACACTATCGCAGATACGTTGACGTGTAATCCTGTTGCTGCAATTACCGCAACTGGAAACGTTGCCCCGGGAATGGCCACAACTAGTGCTACACCGGTTGTAATTAATTTGACGCTTGGAAACAGTGATTTTTCTGCTTTCGTTGACGATATTTCAAAAGCACAGGGGACCAAAACACAGTTCCAACGCAATTACAAATTTTAGAAGGAGGGGTTAGATGAAATCTCAAGTGGCATTTAGCTATGGTGGTCAGTGCTTGGATAGTAATGTAGATGGGTTCACCACGCTTTCAGTTGCTGGCAGAGGCGATTTTACCCGTGCAGTAACTGCTACGGATTTAGCCAGTGACGGTGCAAAGTATCTGAGTTCGCGTTTAGAATCAAAAAAGCTGACGATCAAGTTTTTTCTTAAATCTGTCAGCTTGACTGATTTGATGGCCAAGATGGGCAAACTCAAACGGATTCTTTCGGCTAAGAATACCACGGTTTCGTTTGCCGATGATCCGCTATATAAATGTGTAGGCACAGTGACATCAGTTACGCTTGACGATACTACGCTACACCCGACAGGCTCGATCGAAGTGACGTTGAGCGACCCGTACTGCTATTCGGTTGCACAGCAAAAAACAGGCACTGGCAAAACGGTTGCCTTTGTCGATTACGATAGCGAATTTTCTAACGTCCCTCTTTCAGTCGAATTCACGCCTAGCTCGGCCATCTCTGTTTTCCAGATGACAAGCAATCAGGGCAAGCATTTTCTGCTAAATCAGTCGGTTTCAGCCGGCAAGAAGATAGTAGTTGATTTTAAATCGTTGTCATGCACCGTCAGTGGTGCAAACGTACTGTCGAGCGTATCGCTTAACAGTAACTTTGCCGATTTTACGATTGATAAGAATACAGTGCTGACGTTCAATTCAAGCGGTGAATACATTGTAAGATTCGAGGTGAAAAAATTGTGATTTTGTATCAGTTAAATAAGAAACAGGACGTTATCGGCATAGTATCGTCAGATATTTTAAGTGCAACGTTCGAGGAGCAGATTAACACTGCAGGCAGCTTGAAATTCGCGACGGCAAAAAAACTACGTGATGACTGCCTGTACGTACTGTCCCAACGGCCAAACGCGACAACGTATATGTGCTTTAAAATCTTGACCGAAACTCAAGAAGACAATCAGGTCAGCTATACCGCGGTCGAATCAGCATATGATGAGCTGGGGGCATACTCATACATCAAAGATTTGCGGCCGCAAAATCGTACTGCAAAAGAAATGCTGACGCAGATTCTTGAAACGACACGGTATTCAGTTGGATACGTTGCTGACACCGGCGTGCAAACCACCAATTTCTACTACACGACCGTGTTGGCCAGTCTGCAGAGTGTGGTCAATCTGTTTGATCTTGAAGTCACTTTTGACGTTGTCTTTGACCCGATTGACAATCAGGTCAAAAGGCGATTGGTTAACCTGTACACTCAAATGGGATCCAGAACCGGACGGAGGTACGAGTACGGCGATAAGCTGCTTAGCGTAACGTGCGAACAGTCTAGCGATGAACTGGTAACTGCACTGGTAGGCCGTGGGTCCAGTGTGCAGGTCAGCGAAGGTACTGATGGCAGTCCTGACGGTTATAGCCGGAAGATAACTTTTGCTGACGTTGTTTGGAAAAAATCAGCGGGCAATCCGCTTGATAAACCGGCAGGGCAAGAATATCTTGAAGACCCGGCTGCAACGGCCGTATATGGTTTTTCGGATGGCAAACCTCGAATTGGCTTTGTCGAATTTGACAAAATCAATGATAAAAATTTATTGATAAAGGCAACATACGATAAGCTGCAAGAACTCAAGCGGCCTAAAGTATCGTTTAAAGCATCCGTTACAGATGTTGGTAGCTTGAATTTGGGCGATACCGTTGCGATTATCAGACATGATTTAAAAATAGAGTACCTGACGCGTGTATACAAGGTCACTCACGATTTGCTAAATGCGCAGAACAACACAGTTGAACTGGGGGATGATTTTCAAGCCGCCAGCATCACGTCAGCAATCAGCGCAGTTCAAGATGTGGTGCAATCAGCTAAAGAGTATTCACAGACCGCCCTGCAGTCGGCAAACGGCAAAAATACTAATTTCTACGGTGCTGGCCAACCGCTATATGCTGTCGAAGGCGATTTGTGGTACAAAGACCTAGGCAACGGCGAAACGGAAATGTATCAATACAAAGACGGAAACTGGGAGCTGATCACATCAACCGCCGAACTGCATAACACGCAGAAGGAAGTAGACCAGGCCATCAAAGATTTCAATGCGCAATTTAAAGAAATTGATGATAAGTACGTACCAAACGAAACTTATCAGACTGAGAAGCAGGCATTTTCCACGGCCGTGACTAAAGCCTCGGAAACGGCTCAAGCGGCAAAGGCAACTGCGGATACTGCTTCGGCAAATGCAACGGAAGCAAATAACAGTGCAAGTGAAGCGCGCGCTAAAGTTGATGACGTTGCTAAAACCGTGACAAAAAACGGCAAAGCAATTGGAGAAGTCAAGTCAGATGTCAGCGGCGTAAAAGCTACCTATGCTACCCTTGATGGCAAGGTTACGTCAATGTCGGCTAAAGCGGGTGCAGTTGAAGCAGCACTGAGTGATGGAAGGGGCGGGTTGATCAGCGTTAAAGCTGAAAATAATCGTATTGAATCCCTTATTGATTCTAAAGTCGATGGTAGTGAGTACAACACGTTTAAGCAACAGACATCGACCACACTCAGTCAAAAAGCCAACAAGACTGACCTGAACGGATATGTAACAGGGACACAATTTAAACAGACGGCAGATAAAGTTGACACGCTCGCAAGCGATGTTAAGTCTGTAAAGACAAAAGCTGACACTATTGAAACAACTATGAAATCGACAAGTTTTGCCAACAGCGTTGTTAAGGCAAGCGGAATTGATATGAAAGTAGCCGGTTATGATACTACAATCAGGAAGCTGATTGGCAAGGATGGGACAACCGGTGATTTGAACACTTTGGTATCTGCGTACAGCAATGAAACCAGTCAAACAAAAAAGCAAACAACTAACTTGATCAGTGCGCTTGACTACAACACATCGACTGGATCTTTCGGCAGCGGATTTGCAAAAAAAGTGGCTGATGCATACGGTACGACAGAAGCGTACAAGGCGCTTAATGGCAAAATCGACGGGTTACAGATTGGCGGAGCGAATTTGCTAGACAATAGCTCAATGGAAAGCGCAGCGATAGGTTACAACTCGTATGACGCTATGAGTTTCCAAAACGGCTGGACAGTCTTCACGCAGAAAACAGCAAAGCAAAACCGTAACAACTGGTACATCGATATGCCCAAGGGCCAACCGGAAGCGGGAATCTATACAGTTAGTATTGATGTTAAGTTGCTCAACTGCTCTTCTAGATTGCCCACGGCTGAGCTGCTAATTCGTAGAAACAGCGACTGGTCCGCTTATGGGACGAGTGGAGAATGCACACTTAAAGCAGGGCAGGTTGTCCGCTTGTCTGCCGTCGCCACATCTCCAGTACAGCCGACCAATGGCTCGGTGGCCACCATTCTGCAGCTGTGCACTACAGGCTCTTTCATTGGTCAAATCGCTATCCGCCACGTAAAACTCGAAAAAGGCACTAAAGCTACTGACTGGTGCATGTCAGATGGAGACATTAACAAACGCATACAGGACCAGGCTGACGCACTGACTGCATATCAGGCAGAAGTAAAGCGTACCTATGCGTTGTCATCATCTGTGTATACCAAAACGGAAACGCAAACTAGAGAGAATGCGCTTAAAAATTCAACCATCAATAGCTTGAAAGATACTGACGATTGGAAAAAGTTGATTAAGATCAATCAGAACTCAAGCTGGATCCAAGACGCAACCGGTTTCCAACAACAAGCGTGGAAATACAATCTGGATTCAAGCGGTCAACTCATCGGCAAAAAGAGTTTTGAAGACGGGAATGTGGGGGAGTGGACGTGTAACGATTATAAAACGAAAGCTGTTATCAGCGGCATTACCAGTTACAGTGCATACGGGTACAATAAGTGCATTTGCACACCTAACAATAATGATTTGTACTGGAACGTTGATTGCAAGGTAAAACCTGGCGACAAGTACTATGTAGAACTACTAGTTCCAAACTTCTACTCTGCACACAACGGGCGCACGATAACCGTTAATGCATACTTTAGATACACCAAAGACGGAAAGGTTGCTTGGCAATTGGGGCCATACGGTCAAGTCACAACTGGGACTAGCGGCTGGATTAAAGGTGTTATAACCGTGCCTGAAGGAATTACAAATGTTAAACCGTGTATATCGGTCAAAGACAACGGGACTACTAGCGTTGTACATCTCACCTACGCTAGCTTTACAAAACTCGATGATTACACTCAGTCAAACATGACGTCAATCAAGCAATCATCAGACGGTATCGGATTAAAGGTTGCCCAACTCGTCGGTGGATCAGACATATCGAAAATCGATATGACTAGTGCGGCAATTAAAATTGATTCGAAGCATATCTTATTAAATGGCGATGTTGCGATTGACGGGACGACTTTCGCGAAAAAAATCAAAGCATCTGGTATTACGGCCGACATGATGTTGGCCGGCACCATCGATGCGGCTAAAATCAATGTCATCAACATTGATGCGTCTAAGATTACCACCGGCACGCTGACGGCTAAAATCGCTAAATTGTATGGAGCTGATAACTCGTGGATGTCAATAGACGGTTCAGGGATACATGCTGAGGGCGGTACAGCCGCTAACAAGGATCAGTGGACGTTCGAAGTTGGTAAAGACGGATACTATCTAAAGCGCCAAGAAAAAAAATCTGGCGATTACCGATGGACAGGTGGAATGTTGTATGGAGAAAACGTGGCGAACACTAACGCTAACGGTTTAGCCCTGGTGATTAATCCAAGCGGTGTTGGTGGGAATGGGGACGAAATAACTATAGGTGCAGTTACTAAAGGAAAATTTGCTGAAGACTATTTTGAGTGGACAAATGCTATGAGATGGTCTGCGACAGGTTATGGAGGTATCGGCACGGGCTTCCACTGGTACGATACGTGCACATTGGAAAATGACAAAGCACGTACAATTTATACGGGAGGCAAAGACCCATTCTACATCAGGAACATACGCTGGGGGAACAGCGGCAACTATTATCCGTCTATACAGGTTGGTTACAACGAAAACACTAAATCATCATCAGGAATCGCGTTTCGTTGGGACGATATAAAACCATTTGGTGTTATGGATATGCAAAACGTTGAATTTAACGTCGGAGCGAGTGACAAATTCCGTTTCACTTGGTGTCAATGGTCAGACTGGTACGCGAAATGGAAGATACCTGCATTATCGAATCGTGCTGGATCAACTAGCGGCATCGCACTTGCGTCAGGCGGTGTCAGAATTTTTGCAGGTTCAAAAACATGGACTCTATAGGAGGTACGAACATGGCAATCAAAAAAACAGTTATTTTAACGGACACGATTGAAAACTCAAAAGGTCAGCGAATCGCTGAAATGCAAACTCATTTAACAGGAGACGGCAGTACCCCGGTCGTTATGACTATGGGGACATCTGAACCGATTGGATATACCGATGAGGGCAAGGTTATATTACCTGACGATGACGATGCAATCATCAAAAAACGTCAACAGGAATTTATGGCAGCCGCGATTGCAGAGCAAAAGGACTTCTGCAAACAAAACGGTGTAGATCCGTCATTAGTTAACATCATTGGAGCAGAAAATAAGGAGGATAAGTAATGGATACTGAAAAACTACAAAAAATCATCAGCAACCTTGCTGCTGAAATTGGTAATCTTAATATCAAATTAGCTAACTTGGCAGTTGAAAATGAAAAATTGCAACAAATGGTAGCAGAAGCAAATCAAAAGAAAGAAGAGGATTAGCAATGGCACTTACAAAGCAGAAAACAGTCAATCTTTCTGGAGAATCAAGAATAGGAGATGAATTGGTGGCACGTTTTTCGGCGCAAGTATCATCTAATGATGCGTTGAGTCAAGATATCGTTACAACAATTGTCAACGTTGATCTTTATCGTAAGAATTCCAAAGCTGTAAGAGATGATGCAAATTCGTTCAGAGAATTTGTTTACTCTGTGCAAGACCAGGTTTACTCAGAAACTGAAACAGAATAATAACTATAGTGGTGGGTGGGAGGATAAAAAAAGGAGTGATTAAATGCTGCATATAGAATACATCAAACACTTGTCTACGCTGATCGATAACCCTGTTTTCTTTGCGTTTTTTCTAGTAGTGCTAATCGATGTCATGACAGGGTTCATCAAATCTCTGATCAATAAAAATACTACGAGTTCTAAAGGGTTGTCAGGGTTGATCAAGCACTCGACTCTTTTGTTGGTCGTATGCGTGCTATATCCGTTCTGTGACATCTATGGAGCAAGCGGGATGGCCGATACTCTTCTGATTTTCTATATTCTTTTTTACGGAATTTCCATCATCGAGAATCTAGGTCAAATGGGAATCCCAATCCCGACTTGGCTTAAAAAGTATATCTATAAACTGTCGGACGAATACAACGAGGGAGACGGCGATGAAAAATAAAATTATATTAGGCTTTGCAGTATGCGCAGGGCTTTTTTTATGCGGTCAGAATGCGCAGGCAAGCAGAGCACAGGGAACGGATCTATCACGGTATCAAGGGTATACGGCTGTTAAAGGTCAGGCAAGTGACGAGTTCGCCATCGCTCAAATAGGCGGTATCAACCAGGGCGGCATCTACACTCAAAATACCTATCAGTCGCAAGTTGCCACCGGCATCGCGCAAGGACTAAGGATGCACACGTATATCTGGTATCAGGTGGGCGGTGATAAGCAAGCGGCTAAGCAGTGTATGGACTATTTTTTGCCGCGGATTCAAACACCTAAGCGGTCAATCGTGGCATTGGATTATGAAGATGGCGCTTCTTGCGATTGGTCCGCAAATACGGATGCCATCATCTATGGTATGCGACGTATCAAGCAATCCGGTTATACTCCGATTTATTATTCGTACAAGCCGTACACGCTGGCACACGTTGACTACAAGCGTATCTTGGCGGAATATCCTAACTCGCTTTGGATTGCTGCCTACAAGGACTACACCGTCACCACGGTTCCCGACTATCGCTACTTCCCAAGCATGGACGGCGTGGCACAGTGGCAGTTCACTAGCATGTACAGGTCCGGTGGGCTCGACGGGAACGTTGACCTGACGGGTATCACACAGAACGGATACCGTAAAGGAGATGCTGCAAAGCCTGTAAGCAAGACGTCAGCCGTCAAGCAGGGTATCAAGGCAGATAACACGCCTAAGACCGACATCAAGGCCGGCTACACGGTCAAGGTCAACTTCAGTGCCAGCAAGTGGGCAAGCGGGCAGTATATCCCTAACTGGGTTAAAGGCAAGTCTTACAAGGTACAACAGACAAGTGGTGACAGGGTGCTGTTGTTTGGGATTATGAGTTGGATCAAGCGCAAGGATGTTGAGATTCTGCAAACCACAAAGCAGACTACCGGTGGCATCTACACAGTGCAGTCCGGTGACAGTTGGTGGTCAATCGCCAACCGTCACGGTATGTCTATGTATACGCTGGCTGCGCGCAACGGCAAGACGATTTACAGTATGTTGCATCCTGGCGACAGACTGACCATCAGCGGACAAACTGCCGCTGCCACGCGTACCTACACTGTCAGACACGGGGACACGCTGAGCGGTATTGCCGGCAGACTGGGCGTGTCGGTAAGCTCATTGGCCACACGCAACCACATCAGCAACATTAACTGGATCTATGTCGGTCAGCGTTTGGTATACTGACAATTTATGCGGTATAATATAACTACAATCGCATATAGCTTCGTAATCCCCCGTGCCGAACGGGGGATATTTTTTTATATAAAAAAGTAGTAATTTTTAAGAAAAAGGTTGTTTTTGTATAGGTTAGGAGGTATAATAAATAATGTAGGAAGGAGGAAAGATATGGCGAAGGCAATTACAATAGCCCTAGTAATCAGCTACTTGCTCGACCGACAAGTTAAACGACGCATCGAAAGAGCAAAAGCGAGAAAACTAGAGCTAGAAAATCAAAGAATTGAACAAGAACTCAACAAGTAATTGTTCAACCAAACTGAGGGAGCCGATTCCCTTAGTTTGGTGCACCTTCATCATAACATATATTATGGATAAAAGCTGGGTTTTTATAGTTGTGATTTCAGTAATAGCGATAGGTATTTCTTTTTTTAAAGACTATCAAGTTAGGAAAAGATATAATGATGCTGAAAGAGAGAACCGACGTCTTGATGAGGAGTTGAAAAAGCGATGACATCAGAAGCACAAAAACGTGCGAACGAAAAATGGAAGGCTGCTAACAAGGAGAAGCAGAAGATATATCGATATCGTTCGCAAGCGAAGAAATTCATCAATGAGTTTGCCAGTCAGGATGACCTGTTGGAACTGCGTAAGATGATTGATGACAAATTGAATAAAATGGAAGAATGACAAAAATACCCTTGGCCATGAAAGCTGAGGGTATTTGTGCGTATATTCAAAATGTTGCATAAAAATTCTTTTTGAGAATTGGTCAAAAGCACTGTTGTTGCAATTGAAACGGTTGTTGCAATGATGTTGCAATCGGTCGTCTAAAACGGCGGTATTATAGCAATGATGACCCCGATCACCGGTATTAAAATTTATCGTTAAATTGCTTAAACCCCGTTTTGACGGGGTTTTTGTTTTATAG